CGATGGCTTCCATTGATATGACAGGAGACCCGTCCGCTCGCTTGGTATCGTTTACCGTGAGATTCTGGCAAAACCATTCATCGGCCTTCTTCGCCATGTTATACAGTGTGAATCCGTGATTCTTGCCCCTTGGCGTGTAGATAAAGACCGCCCAGCCCCCGTTTTCTGCCAGCATGGGGCGAATGTATGCCCACGCGTTAGGATCACACAGGGACCACTCACTAAAGACTACGCCGACCGGGTTAGCGCCTACCAAAGAGTCGTAGTTATCAGATCCGGCAAGCTGCCACGTTGAGCCATTCTTTAGCTCAATCATCATTTCTTGGCTTGATGTACGCGCTCTTACGGCCTCCGGAAACACTTGGTCAAGGATTGATTGACCGTCGCTGTTTATGCCGTTCCAGATGGCCTTTCTTGCTTGCGTTTGCTTAGGGAATAGGTGCCAATAGTTCCCTTTGCGTTTAAACATCTCTTTAGCAGTGAAGTTGAGAGAGGTTGAGTCTTTACCCGCTCTTCGATGCCAGACTAAACAAGCACGCTTGATGCCGTTGTCCATCGCTCGGAAAAAGTCTATTTGATGTGGACGCGGTGCCCAGTTATTCGGGATTGATATCTCAGGCATTCTTAAAGTCAGCGATCTTAATTTGTAAAGGATCCCCACCCTCTGCTGTTATCTCTTGCGACTTCAAATCGGGGAGATATTTAGCCAGCGCCTTAAACCTTAGATCTGCTGATGCTTTAAGTTTAGACAGTTCAGCGTTAAACGTATCGCTTTCATGGTCTAAATTTTCTATTTTCTCTATTAAATCAAAGAGATGCTGAGTAGACCCGCGCTCTTGCATATATTCTCTGAGCGTGTCTTGCCGTATCTTACGGTTTCGGGTCTTAGTGTGTAGTTGTTTGTTCTCGCTCATTGGATTTGTTCCCAAAAATACGATCCCAATTATCTCGGAATGCTTGCCGACTTTCTGCCGTTCCCTTCCTAGCGTGTTGACCCTTGCCCCCATGTGTCCAGTTGGGGAAATGTCTCTCCGCTACCTCGGGTTTGAGTTTATGCCTCATGTCTGGCATTACACGATCACCCCGAAGATGAACCCCAGGATAGCCGCCCCGATTACCGCTAACGGCGTAAAAATAGGCATCAAAAGCGCCTCAAGATTCAATTTTTTCAAAATTTTTTTCACTGCTAACCCTCCGATTTTATTGAAGTTTTCCGATTGTAGCAAACTTTTTTGCATTTTTTTTACTTTGGGGGGTTGACAAGTTTTTACTAGACATTCATAGTTCGCTTATCGCTTCGGCGATTACTCAAAAAATATAAGCATACAGACGAACGGAGTACACACAATGAAAACTGACATTCAGCAAGAAGTCACCGCCCAAATTATCGAGTTAATGGAAACCGAAGGCACGAATTGGACCAAACCATTCGAGGCCCTAGCAGGCATCCCCCAAAACGCATCAACTGGTAACGAGTATAACGGCATCAACGTTTTATTGCTCGCTCTTCAAGGCCAAACATATTGGGCCTCTTACAAGCAATGGCAAGAGATGGGCGCTCAGGTTCGCAAGGGTGAGCGCGGTACTCGCATCACTTGCCCGATCATCATTCGAGACAAGGATGACGATTCAATCAAGGGCAAATTCTTCAAAGCTGCTACCGTATTCTCTGCCGCTCAGGTTGATGGATGGGAAGCGCCAAGCGTCGATGCCCCTACATCTCAAATCAACGTTTCTCAGATCGTCGAGGAATGGATTGCTAACACCGGCGCCAAGATTACTTTCAACGATGCCGGTTCATGCTTTTATCGACCAAGTGACGATTTTATTTCAATGAGCCGACCCGAGTCGTTCCACGATACCGATACCAGTACAGCGACCGAGTGCTACTATTCAACCTTGCTTCACGAATTAACGCATTGGTCCGGTGCCGCCCATCGCTTAGATCGAACCAAGGGCAAAAAGTTTGGCGACTCTGCTTACGCTTTTGAGGAATTAGTTGCAGAGATTGGTGCAGCAATGCAGTGTGTGATTCTCGGAGTATCCAGCACGCCGCGACCCGACCATGCCAAATATCTCAACCACTGGATCAAGGTTCTTAAGGATGACAAGCGATTCATATTCGACGCAGCATCCGAAGCCCAAAAAGCTGTGAACTTTATCTCCGAACTTCAATCAATCAGGGAGGCGGCATAGGCCGCCCATAGGGAGCAAGACAATGAATTGGTTCAATACGTTAAACGAGGCTTTGACCGCTGAGGGATTGTTGGACACTTGGCGGATCGAATTCGAGCCCATCAACTACGGTGAGACGTTTAATTATATTCACCAGGATGGCACTAAATACGGGCACCTTGTGAGCATCTACCGGAATGAACGAGGGCAATACGAGCGCCCCATACACTACGCGAGAGGGTAAACGAGATGGATAGATTCAAAGATTTTCAGCAATTAGTATCTGGTTTTAGCGACACCGATTGGCTGGTTGATTGTGCAGCAATGCCGCATGATTATGTTCGCCAGGCGCACGTTGAGCAGATCATGCTTGAGATCACGCGCCGGATTTGGGATGGAAAAGTTTCGGTTCCTAGCGAGGTGACAGCATGAAAAAGTATCTTGATATTGCCGCCGCTGCATTGGTTCTAATTTGCTTCTCGTTCCTCATGGCTTACACGCTCATAAATTGGGCGCTAGGCTGTGGGGAGTCATTCCCTCAGGCAGACGGTACAAGGGTCCAAGGCGAGTGCATAGAGGTTCGCCGGATCTTTGACCTTTAATCCACACGGCCCCCGATCTTGGGGGCTTCGCTTTCTTCAGATTTTAAATAGCCGCCCACCTCTCGCTCGATGAGCATATCAATGTAATGCTTGGCCTTTCGGAGATCCTCGACGTTGGGCCTTGCCTCTCCGTCCTTGACCTTTAATCGCCAGCGAGAGACGTATTTTACTACGTTTCCCTCACAAAACCCAAGGCCATTCGCAAGAATATACTCCGTCGGCTGGATCATCATTAGCTTGTAATGATTACCCCCGACTTGATCGTCAAATGCGCTCATTCTAAAGCCTCCGCTGTTACCCTTAACCGTGTGACCTCTCCAAAATCCTTATGCAATACAACGCACGTCATCGACCTGTCGGCCCCATACCCCGAGGCGTTATGCCAAGCATCAGTTGGTGGAAGAATGTTCCAGTGTTCCATCACCATGCCGCCCATCTCTTTGCTTTGCTGGTGGTGGATATGCCCTAGCCAACAATACGTGCGACGACTCTCCCCCCACTCCTTCCGAAGATTTCGCGTGATTGCTTCATAAAGTCTGTTCGCGTTGATCTTATCCCCATGGTGGGTAACGATTAGATTCTGACCAAACGTAAACCATACGAATTTGTTGAAATTATCCAAAACCGTGACGCGTTTGTCATGCTCGAAATACATTTGGATGGCGGTGTTGAGGAACAGCGCAGCATCAGGATCATGGTTGCCTCTCGCGTTTACAATCTGCACGTATTTATGTTTCTGAAGCATTCGCAGGACTATCCGTTTAATCAGGTGAGTGCCCGCCCTAATCGTTCGACCCCATCTCCCGTCACTGTCGAGCAGGTGTTTGCTCGCAGCGGTGGTGCTGGTGCTGTCTTGAATGTGGAAGAAATCCCCAAGGTTGATCAGCGTGCCGATAGATGCGTTCGGAGACGATGCGACCAAGCGATCAACTGCATCCTCGAGAATTTTCTCAGACTTGTCAACGTCCCAATCCTCTCCCGCTTCCTCACCCCAGGCGTACATTCCTATGTGATGATCGCCGATTAGGTAGCAAGCCATCAGATCGTTATCAGTTTTGGTAGGTTTGGGCAGTGATTTGTGGACTCCCCTCAGTTCATCCTTCAGCCCTTCCGTTAGGTTCGCGACCATCTCTTCCAAGGCGATCTTTTCTGGTTCTTGAATGTGCCACTGTAGGGCGATGGTTCCGTCTTCTTTGTAGGCTGTGCTCACCCGCTTGGTGGTGAATCCAGGCGCAGTTGGATGGGTCAGGTCATCGTTCGGTGAATAGCCTCGGCCAGCAGCTCGCTTCTTGATTGCTTGAATAGCTTTGTGGATGTTGGTGTGATTGCCACCAATCTCAGCCGCTATCTCCCTAAGAGTTAATCCCTTAGCGGAAAGCTCAACGATTTGCCTCTGGCGCTCTGTCAAACAGAACTCCAGGTGTTGAAGTGAGAGACTCATTCTTCTTCGGAGGCCGTGAACATACTCGAAAAGATATGCTGAGCCACGGTCAACCGACCAATCACTTGCACGATATCTTCAGGGATTTGAGAGAAGACGCCAGGTAGGTCCAAGGTGTAGCCGTTATCGTACTCGCAGATGACCACCGCGCCCGAGATCTTGCCAGCTTCAGCCTCGTTTGCTATCTGTCTGAATAACGCCGCGACGTTCTCAGATCGTTTGTCCAAGAGTGTGACTGTTCCCATCGTTCAGTCCTTTGTAATGGGCGAGCAATTCCTTTAGCTCTGGGATACCTAATTTACGTTTTTCATGTGGCCCTTCTAGCCACTCCACCCGCTCTTGTCCAATCTTCACTAGCAAGTTTGCCCTATATTCTGTCAAGTTGCCACTCTTCCAGTTATTGCATTGGGCGCATTGTGCATGGCAGTTATCCGGCTCAAACCTTAGTTCAGGATGAGCACCCACGGATCGGTAGTGACCAGCATGGACCTGTCCTGTCATTACTCTACCGCATGAGATGCAGGGCCTTCCCTTGTCTCGGGTTCGGATATATTTATTAAACTCGGTCTGTGTTCGACGTAACCAGTAGGCTCGATCTGTTTCTCTAGCTGCCTTCTTTTTCTTGCGATTCTCAGCCAGAGCTTTTCTTTCCCTTTCCTTCTTCCCCCAAGCCAGGATGCACGCCATTTCATTACACGTTTTCTGAAAGGAGGTGAACTTAGGCTCATATTTATCTCCGCAGACTTTGCATTTTTTCATTGCCATCCTACTGGGTCAGTCAGTTGATACCCTAACCCCTCGAAATGCTCTTTGACTTTATCCAAAAACTCCGAATGCTGCGCCACATTCATGGCAGAAGTTACTGGAAAATCAAAGGGTTCCATCATTAAGCTCAATTTATTCTCGTATTCTAACGGCCTAATGATCTGGTCGTACTTCTCTCGGTACTCAGGGCTATCCCTCCTCAAGATTGGTATACCAAAGTGAAGTTTGCAATAAGCTCTCTGTTCACTGGCAGTCATATCCCCTTGCGCTCCAGCATCCCTGAACCATTGCCACTGAGTCCGGTTCTGCGCGAGTGATCGGTTCTTGTTGGCCCGTTTAATCACCACATCGATGGGATATTCCAGTTCAACCTTTTGCAACATATCCAAAAGATTTTTCTTATCAGATTCTCCATGGAGGACCATGTGGATTTC